ATTGAAGGAGGCTTGGAAAGAACTGGCTCGAGGTAAATACTTTAACGAATTTACCCTGATGTTTATTGCGACCATCGGTGCTTTTGCCATCGGCGAATACCCCGAAGGCGTAGCGGTAATGCTTTTCTACTCGTTAGGAGAACACTTTCAGGACAAGGCAGTAAACAAAGCCCGTCGAGACATCCGTTCTTTACTCGATATCCGTCCAGAAAAGGCTGTTGTCATCCGCAACGGACAGGCTATAGAGGTCTCCCCACAAGAAGTACAGATAGGAGAAGTGATTGAAGTCAAAGCAGGCGGACGTGTTCCCCTCGACGGAACTTTATGTAATGAGAACGCCAACTTCAACACGGCAGCCCTGACTGGTGAAAGTCTACCCCGCGATATAAAGAAAAATGAAGAAGTGCTGGCCGGCATGATTTCTACAGAACGGAGAGTGCAGATCCATGTCACACGACCCTTTGCCGACAGTGCCTTGTCGCGCATTCTACGTATGGTACAGGATGCCTCGGAGCGGAAAGCACCCGCCGAACTGTTTATCCGCAAGTTTGCCCGCGTCTATACGCCTGTCGTCACCGCCCTGGCAGTTCTTATCGTCCTTATCCCTTGGCTCTGGTCGCTACGCGGCAGTACCTTCGATTATGTGTTCAGCGATTGGCTCTACCGTGCATTGGTCTTTCTGGTTGTATCGTGCCCCTGCGCACTAGTGGTCAGTATTCCGCTGAGTTATTTTGGAGGTATCGGAGCTGCGTCACGACAAGGCATCTTGTTCAAAGGAGGAAACTATCTGGATGCTATCAGCCGTATCAATACCGTTGTGTTCGACAAAACCGGCACCCTTACCCGAGGCGAATTCGATGTGCAAACTTGCGTACCTCAGCCTGGTATCAGCGGAGAACGCCTTATCCAGTTAGCCGCCTCGGCAGAACAGGACAGCACGCATCCATTGGCAGGAGGTTTGATACGCTACGCCCAAACTCATCATATCAGCCTATTGTCCATATCGAACGTCGAAGAAATGGCAGGTTGCGGCATACAAGCCACCCTCGACAATCAAACAGTATTGGTAGGAAACATTCACCTGCTGGAACGTGAAGGCATCGCCTATCCTTCAACCTTGCATGAAGTAAAAGGAACAATCGTAGCATGTGCTACCAATGGCCGATACATCGGCTATCTCACCCTGACCGACACATTGAAAGCCGATGCCCGACAAGCCATCGACGAACTAAAAGATTTGAACATCAAAAAAATCCAGATACTTTCGGGCGACAAACAATCCATTGTCACTACCTTTGCACAGCAACTAAGTATTGAACAGGCCTACGGAGATTTACTGCCCGAAGCCAAGGTGAAACATATAGAAAACTTGAAGCAGGACAACACTTGCCGCATAGCTTTTGTCGGCGACGGCATCAATGACGCACCTGCCCTGGCCTTGAGCCACGTAGGCATTGCCATGGGAGAATGGGGAAGCGACGCAGCCATCGAAACAGCCGACGTCGTGATACAGACCGACCAGCCCTCACGCATCGCCACCGCCATACGAACTGGACGACAAACACGTCGCATTGTCTGGCAGAACATCCTGCTTGCATTGGGAGTTAAGATAGCCGTATTGGTACTGGGAGCAGCTGGAATGGCAACTTTATGGGAAGCCGTATTTGCTGACGTAGGGGTAGCCCTGCTGGCCGTACTTAACGCCATGCGGATACAGAAATTGATAAAATAAAAGATTATATGGAGGAAAATACTTATCTGGAGTTATTAGCCAAACGAGAAATACAACCAACCGCCATACGCTTGCTGGTACTAAAAGCCATGATGCAAGCCGGTCAGTCTGTTTCGCTGGCCGATCTGGAAGACAGACTCGACACCGTGGACCGTTCAAGCATCTTTCGCACCCTCACCCTCTTCCTATCACACCACCTCATCCACAGCATCGACGACGGAACAGGTTCATTCAAATATGCCGTATGCAGCTCATCATGCTCATGCGAAGTGAACGACCTGCACACCCATTTTCATTGTGAGAAGTGCAACCGAACCTTCTGCTTTACCAACATTCCCACGCCGATGGTAAAGCTACCTGAAGGCTTCAGCCTCCACAGCATCAACTATGTACTGAAAGGCATTTGTCCGGATTGTGCTGCGAAAGAACATCAAAAGGGCCTTTGAACAACTACAAGTTCAAAGGCCCTGCTATCAGAATTCCGATATAGTGGAGCTGGAGGGAGATTCAACTCTTTTGTTAACCAACTGAATCAGATATTGTTATAAAAGTGTCTATTTGTATATAAGTCTGTTTTTGTATATTTCTGTATTATTCAAATTTTCTTATCCAAACCACACAGCAAACGTAATTTATTTACGTATTTATCCCATAATTCAGGTATAAGTTTACCGTTTTGATAAGGATTCGTACCATCATCATAGAACCATA